GGGGGCGTCCATGCTTCTTTTTACAGCTTATCCCTACACACCCATCAAATCGTCCTTTGAGGACGCTGGGAGCGTCGAGGACATGATGCGCTGCAGCAAATTATGAAAGCCCTTTTCAGCCCTGACCAATCACAATCCCCCAATGGCTATCATTGTAGCTGTAAATAGAAAAAACAGCTCAAGCAGTCTCCTATAAGTCCTACTATCACCGCTTTACCACAATAAATTTTTCAAAACCATCTTGACGCGCCTTGCGAACCATGATATTCTCTGTCACAAATCCCACTGATTTTGTGGATTGGTCTAAAACCATCCACAAGATGTGGTCGTGTTCATTTTGAACACAGTCTCGCCGTGGATCATCCCTAAAAGATTAACCGCCCCGCAACACATCCGATCTATTTTGCCGCCGATTCACCCGACAAAATCATCGCTGCGCTGCGTGGGCGGTATTTTTTTTTTTCTGGGAAGCTGTACCTTGACAACCGCATGAGCCGTCCGAACGTGATACCGGCTTTCCAGCCCACGCCGCTGCAAAACAGGGGCAGGAACTGCGTTCGGAGCAAACGGTGACCCACATACATGAGCAGCACAACCTCTACTTATTTTTTGCGCCTTAACAATTCGGAAACAATTACCCAGAAACGATTTTGAGCGCAGCGGTAGAGGGCAAGAACCGTCCCGTGGCCACAAATTTTCAATTCTTGAAAATATCCTGTCCATCCGGGACTTCACTTCTCAAACTCTTGCGAGTTTTCAAAGTGATCTTGTTGGGGCGTGCCTGCCCCAAACCCTGCCGAGTAACAATAAAGTTCATAATTGTTCCATGGACTGAGTATAACACATCCTTCGACGATACACTACTCCTCTTTTTGCAAAAATCCAATTATCTTTGGTGACCTGTCGTGAGATGCAATTATTTCATGTCGTTTCACCAATCACTTGACTTGGTTTGAAAAAACACAGAGCATATGATACAATAGAACAAATAATGTTGTCTACCGAGAAAGGAAGTGTCTTTCCATGAAAAAAATCCATAAGTTCTTTTCTAAAGATTTGCTCCATATTCTTGGTGCTGTTGGGATTTTTGTTGCTTTTCTGATTTCTATCGCCTATAAGCAAGTTGGAATCGGGGCACTCATAGCTGCGTGGCTTATTGCTATGGCAATTATCGGGGTAGCATGGATTACAGACATCCGCAAAGCAGACCTGCTGAAAAACGGAAAGATTGTTTCCGGAAAAGTTAATGCAGTAAAAAGGGTTCACATAAAATTCCACATGAGCACCTATCACCTTGCTGATGAAGATGTAATTTATCCTTGGGTGATTCGGTACCAATACAAGATTGGAAAAGACACTTATTATGGACAGTCCCATTGGTTTTGGTTCAACCCTCTCGTGAGCAAGGGAACACCTATAAAGGTGACTATTGACCCTCAAAACCCAGAAAGAAGCATTGTTGCTGCATGGGAAAGTTAATAGATTGTTTCTTTCCTCTATGATAACGGAAATTTCAAAGGAGCGTAATCTCCTTTGGCACACGACTTTGGAACAAAGTCTAGTGTGTTACACCTCGATAGAGGTGTGCCGCTCCCAGACACAAAAAGTCCCATGGCCAACACCTCGGCGGTGTGGTCATGGGACTTAATGCTTTTTAGGCCTAGCGGAGTGAACAGTAACCAATCCTGACATCCAGTTGCCGTGTCATTTGTTGAATACTGTTTTACGAACAGTCTGCGGACGTGAAGACCCACCATTATATCATCAGCTTCGACCCGAAGGACGCAGTAGAGAACGGCCTGACCATGGAGCGGGCGCAAGCCCTATATGCAGAAGCCCCGCGATTGGCGTGAGGGCATGAAGCATTCCAGCACCGCCCAGACTATGCGGCATTTGCGTGTCGAGGTCATGGAGCTGTGCGAGGGTGCCGGACTGTACCAGATTGACCTGCTCAACGTCTCGAAAGAGCGCGTAAGCGAAGCGGAGTATTGGGCGCGCAGGCGTGGTCAGCAGAAGCTCGACCTTGCAAACGCAGCCCTTGCCGCAGCTGGACAACAGCCCAAGCAGAAGAAGTTTGAAACCGTAAAAGATACCCTGCGGAAACAGATTTCTTCGGTGCTATACCGTGCTACCAGCTTTGAAGATTTCTCGGACAGGCTCTTGCAGCAGTACGGCATCACGGTCAAGGGAAGCCGTGGTCGGCTCAGCTATCTGCCTGCTGGCAGAACAAAGTTTATCCGGGCGCACAGCATCGGTGACAAGTTTGAGAAAGGACTCGTGCTTGCCGCCTTGCAAGAAAATGCTGAGCGCAAACGCGCTGTCCAACCCAAGCCTGACCGCATTGGGAACTGTACTACCGGCTCCACAATGCTGAATCTCTCATGCGAAAGAGTTGGGAAGTTACGTTCGACTTGAACCCGAAACTTCTTACGCATCCGGAACAGGTCAAAGTTCTTCGCTTTGCCTTGAAACCTCACCTTGAATTTTTGAAAACGTTGGACGAAGTTCTTGCAGAATCCAGCGGTGAATCCTCTAAAACGGCATAACGACAGGCACTTGTAAGCCATCAACGAGCCACCAGCCGCAAGTGCAGGGCGGAAACTATCCGTATCCGCGCCCTTGCGCCTGATATGAAATTGGAACTTTGATTTTCTCGCCCGGCTTTGCCACGGTGGGACGATCAAAGGAGCGTGCGTTTGAACAAAAAGAAAAAGTCCACAAACACTTCCCCTTATCCCGATGAAGTCATTGACCGTCTGGCACGGGCATTCTACCCGGCCATCCTTGCCTGCTGGAACAGCGAGGAAGGCCAGCGGGAGTTTGCCGCGTGGCAGGCGGAACAGGCTCATATTGCAACCAAAGAAAAACAGGAAGTTCCCGCTGGGGAACTCCCTGCCTTACTTATCGTGTGTGGATTTTTGCAGGGTGCGTCCGGCAGGGCGCACCCTGTTTTAGTTATAAATTAATAGCCATACACTTGTTTTTGCTGATGCTCCGCTTTTTCAGAGTTTTCTTTATAAATCAAAGAGAAAAAGTCTTAAGTATTAACGCTTGGATTATTCAAAGCATACAATAGCTATTCACACCGACACAAACTAGTGTCACATCATATAATATGCTTATTCAAGAAATCAAAGATTTGCTGCTGTGTTCATTATAATATTCTGCCAAATCTTTTGCGATAACATTGTAAGCAAATCGGTTTCCTTTTACCCTAGCACCAATCCACACAAGCATAAACTCAATCATAAAGGCTGCGATTAATTTACATGAAAGCGGTCTTTTAATGTACCACGACAAGAAAACATACATAAATCCCATCCATAACATCATAATTGTCATGTCTCTAAGCAGCAAAAAATCACGCTGCGCCATATAGATTTGTGCTTGACTTTCATATTTTTGATATATTGCGTACCAGTATTGGTTCTGGATTTTTTCGCATTCCTTTTTGTCCTTGCAAGAATCGATTTGGGTATATAACTCCTCATAAACTTTTCTTGCTGTTTGCTTAGAAAAACGCTCATCTTTATTGTTTTTATCGATGTCTAAGAAAATCGTATTTCCTGGAAGTCCTTTTATAGGCCAAATAACCTTGTCTTTTAGCCGTCCTTGAAGAATTGAATCAAAACAGAACACGAAAATATAGATTATTGATGATATGATAGAGGATTCGAACAGTTCTGCTGCTGCCTTCCAAAGATCACTCGAGCTCATAAGCTGTACGATATTATCAACAATCCCGGTTTCCATAAGAATCAGGAGAATATTTCCCAATACAAATGATTTCAATTCCTTTTCTCTGTAATTTTTGAGATTGCTATCCATGATATCAATTGCTCCATTCTTCTACATAGTCAGAGAACTCAATTGACTTCAGCCCCACCCATCCGCGATCAGGCATTTTACCATTGTGATGGCATATTACATTGCCATTTGTTTTATATATGGTAACACCACGTCTAATATATGCATTGGTAACCATTTTCAATGGGTGACTTGAATTCTGGGCTACGGAAGCAAATGCTACTTTATTTCTAGAGTTACCTTTTTCAATCTTTTCTCCTAGCATCCGGTTTAACACTGATGGACTCACATTGTGTCGTCCTCCATGATGAGGAACTTGGTAAAAAGAAATATCCTCTACAATGTTTTCGCCAATTTTTTCCATATAATCAATTGCTCTATTTAATGAACCAATACCTGCATCACCTGTAAGGATGAAACCAGAGCCATCCACTTTTCCCCTTAGAATTACACTCGTTTCATTTTCTGCTGAAGTCGTTTCACTTTCTCTAAGCGTTTCGATATCCCATGTTTCAAGAATATTTAGTGCAAAATCTTTAACCGACTCCAAAAACTTTAGAAGTGTTCCATCATGTTGAAACGCTGAGCTCATTTCAAGAGGTGTCTTTTCTGAGGACACCAAAAGGCTTAAATAGTATTGCTTTTCAGGGGAGAGTATCAACAACTCATCTTCGATATGAGCTCCCTCGAACGCCTCATAAATTGGAATGTTTTTTTCTTTAGCCATATCCTCAATATCAGCAATCGTTTTATATTTTTCTCTCAATCTCCTTGCAAGACTTTCTTTTGTAATGCGTCCATCATTAACTTTATCAAAAAGGTCATCTACGTATTTCCACGGGCGATTCATATAAATCTTTTTTACGCTGAAATTCTCTAAAACTTTTTTTATTCCAATTGTATGGTCTTGGTCTGGATGAGTTATAACTATAAAATCGACCGATTTTTCGGTGATGTCTTTTATATTAAGTTCATCATTGAAATAATATTGGTTCATGTGTGCAACCAGAGCATCACCATGTGCCTCAAATCCACCATCGACGACACCTATTTTGTAAGTTGCTGTTCCGTCGAATGATACTCCAGACCTCCAACGCATGCAAATTGCATCGGCATCTTTTGTGCTTTTCTCTGAGTTCACGCCTATAAAATCGATTTCATACGCCATTTCAAAGTCTCCATTCTGGTGCTTTGCTTTAATCGTCCTGTGATTTTTAATTTTCTGTGCCAAGTATATCATAGTCCTATATAGAAGGTCAACTTTTTAACTAATATCACTGAACGTCTATACATCCAAAACTAGCGCTCGAAAATTTAAGAAGCCTCTTAGATAATGGATTTATGGGCACCTGCGTTGAATTTTCCGAAGAAAACAAATAATCCGAACCCATCTCCTATCGGAAACAAGTTCGGATTATTTTTGTTTGGTCCCCCTTACGCTCCTTTATTCGAACTTTTTGCTCCGCATTTCCCCCACCTTCTTTTCGCTCTGCATTTCCATCAGCTAAGCAGCAGCCCGTGGGCCATCAGGCCTCCGGGCTGCTTTCTTTTTGTCGATTCCTTCTCCCGCACATCCTCGTCCCCGCAATCAAGGAGACCCTATACCGCACAAAGGCCGGAAAGTATTTTTTGCACGGCATCGGAAACGCCGCCAGCGCCTACGCTGTCCGCAAGGCTGACGGCTGGTCCGCTCCTGGCGAGAAGATCCTCCCGCTGTCGGAGCAGGACGCCCGCCAGTGGGCAGAACAGCATTTGGATGCCGCCGCTGTGGAACTTGCTTTTGGCCCTTCCTCCGGGTCTGCAGATACGCAGGCCACGGTCTATATTCCGGACATTCTAGCCCGGAAGCTGGCTGCCCGGATGACTGCAGAGCACTGCAGCCGGAACGAGTTGATTTTGCGCGCACTGCAGGAATATCTTAAATAGGACGCAAAAAACATCCCCGATGAACCATCAGGCTCCCCGGGGATGCTTTCTCATCACATTCATTTTCATAAAGACGTGTTATTTACTGTTTACATCTGCTAGCAGATGTGCTATAATAAGGGTGTCAAGAGAAGCAGCTAAACAGATTGAGGGACGAACAATGAAGCAGCTGGTTGAAGCAATGAAAAAGGCAAAGGAAGAAGGCTACAACGCATTTGGCATCCGTGTGGTTGAGAATGCGGCCGGTATTCTGAACGTTGGCGACTCTTGCCCGGATAGCTACAACTGGGATTTCGACCTCGATTGCTCCACTCGTGAGACCACCGGCGAAAAGCTCAACGGCGCATGTGCCGTTGAAATTGATACCAGTATGTTGCTGCTGGATGGCGATGATGACGAAGATGTCGCAGCCGAAATTGAAAAGGCTCTCAAGAATGCGGCTTGTTACTGGGGCGAACAGGTTCTTCTGATCGGCGGCAAGTTCGGCTGCGAGCGTGGCGACGATGAAAACGAGATTATTATTGAGCTGGCCGATGTTCTTGCAGTCGTATCAAAATAAAGGAAAAAAAATGGGAAGAAAAGGGCCGCAAATTCAGAAAATATGCACAATCTGTGGAAAGCCGTTTAAGGTTTTCCCGTCAGCTGAGAAACAAGAGTGCTGCTCAAAAAAATGCGGGGCGGCACTCCGAGCTCGGCGCGGTTTAGCTGGCGGATCAAAATGGAGTGAAAAGGCCAAAAGCCGCCGGGCAAGTGATTCGTCAATAAGAAATCAAATGGCAAAAATCCAACAAGCTGGAACTTCCGCCGCGCTGCAGCTGGCAGCCGGGCAGCGCGGACCCCAAAATAGGGAGGCGCTTGTCTGGATTTTGATTGACCCGATGGGAAATTATCACAAAGCTGTTGGCTTAAACGATTGGGCGCGAAAGAATAGGCTGCTGTTTTTTGAGGAGAATGTACCAGAGGAAACAGCTGCAATGCGTATCGGCTGTGGGTTTGGTGCAATCGCAAGCACCATGCGAGGCAAAAGAAAAAACAGCCGGCCGGTTATGACTTATAAAGGGTGGAGACTGGCCGAACTTCCGCGTGAGAAGAAGCCGGAGGACGATAATTTTAACAATGCTATTGCTGAGGAGGAAAATGGCGAAATTTAACGAACAGGCATACAAAAATGCCTTCAACAAAGAAAAATACGAACAGCTGACGATTCGGCTCCCGCACGGGAGCCGCGATCAGATAAAGGAAAAGGCGGCAGCCAAAGGTCTGAGCATGGCAGCTTACATCTGGCAGCTGGTGGAAAACGACAAATAAAAACAGCCCCGAGGGCCAGATGGCTCCCGGGGCTGTTGCTATACTACGATATTGCTGATATTACATGTAGACCTTCTGGCTGCGCACCTGCGCTTCGATCATCGGTTTCAGGTAGCTGTCGAGGTCGCCAAAGGTCTCCTTGATGAACGTGATGGTCTCCTGCGTCAGGGCTTTCTTCGCTGCGGCCAGTGCGCGGCTGTAGGCGATGCGCTGGGCAGCCTCATCGAACTTGTCCTGTTCCTTCAGGGCATCAACGTAGGTCTGGTTGACGTACTGGACGGCGTTGAACACCGCATTGGCGGCATTCTGGAGACAGTTCTGTGCGAACTTGTTGTTGATGTAACCGTTGGCAATGCTGACACCCTTGTTCAGGCCCCAGCCGAAAATGACGGTCATTGCGGGGATGCAGGCAGTGAGTGCGACTTTCAGAAATTCGTTCATAAGAGCTTATCCTTTCTGCTCGGTTTCCGAGCGCTGCTTTAAAATGTCCACGGCCTTGGTGATCACTGCCGGAATGGGCAGCCCCATCAAGCCCGCGTTTTCGATGATGGAAATGGTCTCATTGCAGATAAAGCCGATCACAACGGCATCCCGCACAAAGGTGGAGCCCATCACGGCATCCAGTTGGCAGCCCACCAGCACGATCAGCAAGGTCTCGCCCTTGCGGCACAGCCCCTTCCACCCGGCCCGGCTTTCCAGCGCGCCGGTCTTGCTTTTCGGGCTGGCATGGAACACCCCCGCCACGATCAGGCCGGTAATGTAGTCAATGGCCATAAAGATGATCAGTGTCTGCAGCGCGGCGTCCCACCCGCCGAATAAGCTGGCGATCACCCCGCCCAGCGCGCCCACGGCCACACAGAAATAATCCTTCACGTTCTCACCTCCATCACAATGATGCCGTACTCCAGAGCGCACTGGTGCTCGATGCGGCATCCGCGAGCAGCCTGCCATCCCGGCGCAAAAATCGCCACATCAGCCTTTGCAAGAAACTCAATGCTCCTGGCCAGATAGTCCAGCGGCTTTGCGGCGGGGCCGAAATCATCAAAGAAGGTCTCCAGTACATCGACCTTGACAAACTTCTGCCGGGCAATCTCGATCACTCTGCGGCGCTCTGCATTGATTTCATCGGCAGAGCGACCACCCATCGGCTGGCTGATAAAGATAACCTGGTTCATTTTTCTGCTCCTTTCACCGCGCCAAGCCCGGCACGCTTGATGATGCTGGCATAGTCCTTGTAAGCGTGGCTCATATCAACACCGGTGCTCACCCCCCGCACGCGGGCAGTGCTGGTGTACTGCCACATGCCAAAGGCAAACGCCGTTTTGGGCTTATCCTCAGGCTTGGTCTTGCTCTGGTCTTTGGGATATCTCGCCAGCCATACGTCATAGGGCTTGAGGGCCGCACCGCCCATGTAGAGATATGTCTGGCCGAACCACAGGCCGGTGTACAGCAGGGCATACACGCCCCAACTTTCCACCGTGCTCAGCATGTAGGCCGTCAGGTCGGTCAGTGCAGCCTTGCCCAGCGGTTTCTGCACCTCGTCCTCGATGTCCACGGCCACCGGCAGCTCAAAGCTCCGGCCAGTGAGCAGCTTCTTGAAGTAGGCCAGTTCCTTGTCGGCCTGTTCCCGGTTGACTGCCTTGAAATAGCCATACACTCCGCACGGGATGCCCAGCCGCTGGCACTCGGCGTAGTTCCGGGCGAACTGCGGGTCGGTGTACGGCTTGCTGGGCTTGCCCTCTGCGCTGTTGCCCATGGCCCGCAGCATAACGCCGTCGATTTTGCCGGACGCTTTGACCTTGTCCCAGTCGATGCAGCCCTGCCAGCGGGATACGTCCATGATGGTTTTAGACATTGCCTGCCTCCCTTACTTTTCCAGCTCAGTCTTGATGGCTTCCAGATCGTCCGTGGTCAGCGCCGGATAGTCGGCCGCGATGTCCTCAAAGGCTTCACCAGCAGTCAGCCGGATGCGGAATGCCCGAACCATAATGCGGAGCTTGAGTGCGTTCAGAGTTTTCATTCGGTAGTCCCTCCAATCAAATCAGCCATCATTAAGATGATATCGTTGTTCGCGGTCTCCAGCGCGGCCACGCGGTCCGGCAGCTGCGCCATCTGCTCGGCCTGCTTTTTGGCCTCCTCCTGCGCTGCAGCGGCTGCGGCCTCGGCCTGCGCCACAAGGTCCGGGCGCGGGGTGATGGCGGTCACGGTCGGCAGGCCGTCCCGCTCCTCAGTCGTGATGTCCGCGTAGGCGAGGATGCCCGGCAGGGTCATGCCCTCCGGGATGACGGCCCAGCCGTCCGGGATAGGTGTGGTGCAGATGCCGTAGATCACCCGGTGCTCGGGCTGGGTGGTGCAGTCAATAATAGTCATCATATGCGTTCACCTCCTGGGTTACAGGTACTGGTAGCCGTACACGGTAAAGCGGTTAGAGCTGGAGCCGCCCGAGATGGACAGGGTGCCGCCCGAGGCAAAGGACACGGAGACCAGTGCAATGTCTGTAACCTCAGAAGTGCTCTGGACTGAATTGGTGGGCGAATAGCCGCGTGTACTAAGACCCGTAAATGCTACAGTCGCAGAACCGCCGCGTGCGACTCTGGCGTGGCCGAAATCTTCCGACACGCCGACGGAGTTGCCCACAGAGATAGCATAACCGCTGTTGGTTGTACCGCCGTAGCCAGCTCGTCCCATCGCCGGAATCGCCGAGACGATCTCCGCGTAATCTACCGTATCAGGCAGTTTCATCGTGGTGGTGCCGCCGGTGCAGACGCCTGCACCCGAGAAAACCAGTTTACCGTCCATATTCATCATCCTTTCCAGCCTTTGAAGTTTGCTGTCGATCTCATCCTTACTGTAACCGCCTTCCACACCGTTCAGCGTTCCGTCCTCCTCAACACTGAGGTTCTTCCCCACCTTCACCAGGCCCAGCCTTTCCGCCGTCGCGGTCGGGATGGTGTAGCTTGTCTGCTCCCCGCTGCCAAGGGTCAGGGTCAGCGTCCGGCCGTTCAGGGCAACGTTCTGCACATACGCTGTGCTGCCCTCCTCCACAGCCCCCACGTCGGCCGCCGTCATCGGCGTGTCCTTTCCGGTGCCGCCGTGCTCCACGGCCAGAATGCCGGTCATGTTTTCCAGGCTCGTGGTGTCCTTCGTCTGCAGGGTCTGGGTGCTGCCGTCGCCAAAGGTCAGCGTCAGCGTCTGCCCCACAAGGCTCACGGCCTTCACATACGCCCCACTGCCTTCCGGCACCGCGCCCAGGTCGTCGGCGGTCAGGGTCACAGCGCCGCCCTTGCCGTTCACGCTGCGCACCGCACCGTCCGCCGGTG